AGCATGGGTGAATGGGGTGAAATGATTATGTTTTGCAAGAAAACTTATCAATTTCTTGTCAGTTTGTTTTAATGTAGGAACGAATGCTTGCAAGTACTCTCCCTCTTTATCAACAAATTGGTCGATACCTATACCTTCGGAGGTCTTATTAAATGATACTCTTGCTGAGTTAACAACCGAGATGTCATCACCCATGTGATCAATATATTCTACTTTCATCATATTTCCTTTATCATTATATGTTATTTAGTTAAATCAGTTCTTATATTACTTAGAATTTAAACCCAGAAGAGTCTAATTTCTTTTTACTTGGTATATTAGGATTACTTGATGCATTATTACTAGTCCCCCCAGAATCCACTTGTATTAAGTTTTGTGCAGATGCTTCAACATCGTATAGTCTCATCTTAGACCTATCAACCCCTACAACGAATCGTTTATTAGTCCCAAGATCTGCATATCTATTTTTCAATTGTTTAACCATAATTTGGTTAAGATTGTCAAGTTCTTCTGTTGCGATTAATGCAAACATCATATCTGCAGTAGCCGGTAGTCCGAATGATTCAGAGGTATCTTCAAGACCCACATCAGAATTACCAAACCCAGATCTTGTAGTTTGAGTCGCAGATAAGATAGGAACATCATACTCAACAGCAAGACCACGAAGTTCTTCGGCAATTGATTTGATATATGAATAGGTGTTAACTGAACCACCTAACCCTTTAATACGACTTGACGCACAGATATTGAGATAGTCAACAAAGATGATATCTGGCATAAAATTCTTCTTCAACTTCAATTCATTAAGTAGAGCTCTAAAGTGTCCGACATGAGCAGATGCAGTTGGATACTCTTTAACAATCAACTTTCCTGTTGTCTTACTTGATATCTTAGTGACCTTATTAATGAAGGTTTTTTTCCCTACAGATTCTATGTCGTCTAATGCAATGTTAAGAAGATTTGCATCGATACGTTCAGCAATTCGTTCTTCTGCCATTTCCATAGTAATATATAGCACATTTTTATTCTGCATTAATGCACCACCAGCGACATGACACATGAATAATGATTTACCAACACCCGTGCCAGCCATTACAATGTTTAATGTCTTATTTGGAAGACCCCCCTTGGTTATTTTGTTAAAGTATTCTAGATCAAACGGGACTCGTTTCTCGACTTTATTGTAGAACTCATAACGACTTTCAGCAGAATCTACATAATCATGACCAATATTACGGTCGAAGGAAATTCCCAATGCATCGGACAATATCTCAGGAATAGCATTCTTAGTCATTTCCTTCGACTTCCCATCAATAATGTTTATTGACTCCATGATAGCAATATGAATTGCTCTATCTTGACACCATTTTTCCGTGGTGTCAAGTAACCATTGTTGATCAGTATCAGAATCTGCAGGGGAAAATACCGAATCTACTATCCCAGAAAATTCACCAACGTTTACGATCCCCTCCGAATCATTCTCAAGTTCAATGATAAATGCTTCTTTAGAAGGTAAAGAGTTGTACTTATCCACAAACCCTATTATTAGGTTGAATAGGGTTTGATGGGATGACGAAAAGTATTCCTTCTTTAAGAATGGAATAACTTGTCTAGTGTATTCCTCATTATGTATTAAGTTCTTTATTATTATAGTTTGCATTGTCACTCAAGTTTTCCTCTAATATATGTTGCAAGATACTACCAAGATGGTTTAAGAACGATTCATTTTTCTGTAGTTCAGGTATTGATTGGTCAGACTCGATTATCTTATAATTGAACTTAATCTCCGGAGGGTTATCCCCCTCAGCCTCTTTGATTCTAACCGAACCATAATGAAAAAAGGTATCTTTCCAATCACCAGTTTTCAATCTAATAACCCATTGATCTTGATTATCACCATCTACAAAAGTATAATCATTATTCGTTACTTTAGTACTCATTATACACTACTCCGTATCTATTGTCAAGTTAATATCTTCACCGATGTTATCCGCATACCCTAATTTATATGCTTTCTTCACAAACTCTTTAAAGTCGGTTTCTTTAAAGATTGCGTCCCAGAGTTCCGGAGCTCTTGTATCTTTCTCTCTCATTTTGGAACCGATGAGTTCACCGGTCTTTTGATCCATCCGTTGATACCAACCATTAGATGGTTTTATAATATCACCAGAAGCAAGAGCAATATCCAGTAGTCCAGAGTACTCTGAAATACCACCATTAAACTCCACTTTAATTGGAATCTTTGACTTCTCTCTAAGAAATCGGGATTTTTCAATGTTGATAATGAAATCATAACCTTCTATCTCCCCAGAATTTGCTTTGTTTTGTCTACGACCTACGATCCAAATATTGTCAGCAGAATATACTATACCCGTACCACCCGACACCACTGCTTTAGAAAACATCTCCATTGTTTGATATGTATGATTTACTGCTAAAAGCGGAATATCTTTCATGGTCAAGTAAGGTGTGACCATACGGAATAAACCTTTAAGTGCTTTAGCTCGTGACATGTCAGCAACAGACTTACCAGATTTAGCATCTTCCAATTCTTTCTTAGATGCTAAGTTACCAATTGAGTCAATAACAATAATAACCTTTTCCTTACGACCAATCTCTTCTAATTGAGTTACAATATCGAACTTAAGTTCCTCAACATCAGTAATTGGTGTATGTAGTACTCTACGCGGATCAATACTAAACTGTTCAAAGTATTCTTGTGGTGATCCGAACTCTGAATCATAGAACAACAGAATAGCATCTTTATGTTGTTTAAGATATGCAGATGCAATCTTTAGTGCAAATGATGTCTTAAAATGTTTAGACGGCCCTGCCAGTACAGTTAACCCTGAGGTCAATCCACCATCAATATCACCTGATAATGCAACATTCATCATCGGAACATCAGTTGGTGTGATATCAACATTCTTAAATAACATCGAATCCGATAAGATGTCAGTCCCCTTGATCTTCGAATTCTTCTTCAATTTTTCCATTAAACTCATATACTTTACTCCTCTACTTTCATTATAATGTATTATACAGTAATCTCAAGTGATTGTCAAGGATTACTTCTTAGTTTCTGTGATCAGGATTATAAGTATGTCCTACACTTCGAGAATGTGCGATCTCATCAAAGTATGATGTTTCCCAGAGTTCGTTGACTCCATACTTGAGCCGACTTTCTTCTTTATTACCACCCTCATAAGGTATTGCCAACTTTTCAGTCAGGAGGACACTATTCACAGAACGTCCGTTTCTTAATACGATATTACCCAGTATTCTACCAAACTTTCCCTTCTTTTGTAGTTCTGTAGTTAGTATGAAGTTGGTGTTATTCCCTGAAAGAAGTTCTGCAACTCGTTCTTTTGCACCGATCCCCCACGATTTTTCATACTTGTTTCTGGTTCTGGATTCTGGAGTATCTATACCAGAGAATCTAATTCGTTCTTTAATGAAGATATTAAATCCCAAGTCAAGTTCAGCAATAATGGTATCCCCATCAACTACTCTAATTAACTTTGCTTTATATTCATACATTATCTGTCCTTATATTTTATGTGTTTTGTATGCATAATTCAATGCGGAATTTGCTTCCTTCAATATTGGTCTTTTCTTATACCAATTACCTGTTCTACTATCGAGTTCCCTCATTAAGATTTCTATCTCTTCCGCAGTTATAGGATATTCTCTTCTAATGGCTGCGAATGATATCGAAACCATCATCTGATACATCTTATGATACCAACCAGTATCAGATATGGTAGAATAATCTCTTAGCATTTGCTTATTGATAAAGGGACAATCTGACACCCCCGACCAATTGTAAAATTTCTTATTTTTTAGTTTATCTCTCCTATGGTTAATGACCTGTTCCTGCATTTCTTTAGGAAGCATATCAATGAAGTTGGCAGATCTTGTTTGTTCTACAAAGATCACATCCTTCATCAATGTAGTCGGGTTAATAAACTGCCCACCTTTGTTAGTGAATATGAAGTTATATGCATCTGGATATTGGCCGGGAATA